CGTGACGTCGAAGGGTGAGCTATCGAAGCAGGCCGCCAAGTACATGCTTCAACTGGTGCGCGAGTGGTTCACCGGGCAGGCCGAGCGCGGCTTCGTCAGTTACTGGATGGAGCGCGGCGCCTATCTCGAGCCTGAAGCGTTGGCCTATTACGCATTGAAAACCGGCCGCGAAGCCGTGAGGGTTGGGTTCGTTTACAAAGACGAGCGTCGGCTGGTCGGTTGCTCACCGGATGGATTGTTTCTCGCGGACGAATCGGGCGGTGAAATCAAATGCCCGTCACCAAAGGTTCACCAGCGTTACACCGATCGGGGCGAGATTCCTACCGCTCACATCGCACAGGTTCAGGGGCAGATGTGGATCACGGGCGCGAAGGAATGGACCTGGGTCTCCTATCACCCGGAGATGCCGGCAGTAATGCTGACTGTTGAGCGCGACGAAGTGTTCATTGCCCAGCTCGAGATCTGCGTGAACGCGTTCGTCAAAGAAATGTTGAAACAGCGCGAGAAGATGCTACCGCCGCGGGCTCGGCCGACGCGTACCGAGCGACTGACCACGCGCCAGGCTGCAATGCGAATTCGACAACTCTCACCCGGACGGCTCCGGGCGACAATGGTCACCTCGTAGAACCCCCAATCTTTATTTAAGGACAAACTCAAATGAACAGACGTGAAGCATTTCCAAGCAACTTTCTGAAGGCGGAAGATCTGCCGCCGGATGGAATCAACGTGCGCCTGATCGATATCAAGCGCGAGCCTTTCAGGGAGACGATCAAAAACGTCGCCACCTTTCAGACCCCGATGGGGCAGAAGAAGTTCATCATCAACATCACCAACTGGGATTTGATAACCGCCTTGTTCCTGACCGACGAGAGTAACGACTGGCTGGGGCGAGAGATTCCGATCTACCCCACAACCTGCCAGGACGAAACGCGAGCATGGGTGCCCTGCATTCGCGTTCGGGAGCGGGCAGCAGTAGAGCAGCCGTCCGGCAGTGTCGCCGCGATGCTTCACAGCTTCGCCGACTTGAACGTCACCCGCTTGATGATCGAGCAGCGGCTGGGTCATTCAGTTGTAGAGCTGACGCCACAAGAACGCACGCAGCTTGGCGACATCCACTTGAAGATGATGGCGGGCGGCGCATGGCCTCTTGCGCGTCCGGATCTGACCGGGTATTTAGACCGGCAGAACGGCGGCGAGCTGGTAGTTCAACGCGGCTGGTAGAACATCGAATTCGGGCGGGCCGTTGGAGTGCTCCGGCGGTCCGCCAAAGGGGATGAAAAGATGGACAAGAAATCACACAAGGAATGGACTCTACAGACTGCCATCGAGCAGCTCGAGAGCTGCAACTTCACGTGCGACGCCGGACCGCTCGCACATAACGACGCCTTCATTTGGCTGAAGCAACTGGCCGCGAAGGGTAACGGTCCCCTCAGCGCGGAGATCAGCAAGATCCTGGAACGCCGATGACGAACACTCAACACAACCTGCTCTGCCAGGCGTTGAACAATGAAGCCGCGCCCGGCCGCCTGCTCACCTGCGCGGACACGCCGGACCTGCTCGCGTTGTGTCTCGGCGGCTTCGTCGAGAAGGGGCCTTACTATCAACGCGCTGAACGCGACCGGCTGGTGAAGGATATCGAGGCGGGCGTTCCGGATGCGATGGCGCTGCTCGGCAAAAGTTGCTGGTGGCTGACCGACAAAGGGCGGGAGCAGACGCGTCAAAGGCGGTTCTCATGAAGCTCATTCACATCCTGGACGCCGGCGCCGCGATCTGTGGCCGCGCCGGCGCGCCGATCACCTGGGACGCCAACGAGGCCTGGGTCGACCTTGATCACGCGCACCTGGCTACCTGCCCGCGCTGTATCGAGGCGACCGGCCAGACAGTCGCGTCGCTCCGAAAACAAGGAAGGCGCAAGAAATGAGCGGCGCGACGCGACCGGCCATGTCTGTCCGCCCGGCGTGTCGTGGTTACTCTTGCTCTTTTTTAGATCTGCCCCACAGTAACCTCAGTGCCTAACCCAACCCACATCACCCTCGTCGAACCGCCCGAGTGGTGCTATCAGAACCCGGACTGTCCCGTGTGCGCGGGAGTGCTCTGGTGGCATGACTGCGAGGGGATGGCGCGGGGCTGCTTCAAGTGTAAGGATTGCGGCGCGGTGTATGAGGTTCGCGTGGCTACTTCCGAAGGTGCTTGACGCGTTGCTCGTGCCAGAATGCATTCCGCTTCACGCGCCATTCCGGCGTATCCATGAAGTCCCGCCTGCGACCGAATAGCTTTAGTAGCCATCGAAACATCTGAGCCGGAGTATACGCCCAAACGCGCGCCCGTGGTATCATCCGCTTCATTCATCGTCTACAAAAGACGGGCTCAACACAGAACCGCCCGGCGTTGGGTTCAGCAGCGCCGGGCGGTCGTGTGTATGGTAGAATCGCGGCCTTAACCCTATACCAGTAAGCCAATTTCGCCCGGCAGATCGTGAGGAGCTGCCGGGCGTTTTTCGATTGTTTACACACGCCACCCAAATCCGTGCTACGCTTGCAGCCGGATTCATTCTCTTCGTTGGTGCTATCGCGGGAAGTAGTTAGCGTTGAACTTTCTGAGGAAATGAACGCGCTCCTTGCGTCAGTTGTATAGTCCGCGCTGAGAACGCCGACGGCCTGCCCGGGCCGCCCGCAAACCGGTTAAGTCAGCCACTGCTGTAAACAAACCCATTTTCTACTATTTTCGAGTAGCTTTCGACTCTGTTTCGACTTGTCGCGACCGAGGCACAAACGTCATCGGCCAAAGCCAGTGGACCGTCCACTTAAAGACGGTGACCAGATGATCGTGTCTCATCTGTTTCCTGATGGTACGGTGGAGACTTACGGGGCGGTGCTCAGATTTCCGGGTGAGGGCTCGACCTGGTCGACGCTTGAGACTAACCGACAGAAGTACTTCGCGAAGATCGGTCCGGCGCGCGCGTTCTTTCTGAGCGCCGTCGACTGGCCCATTCCCGACTGGCCGGACTGGTTCGCAATCTCCGATTTCCCCGTTGAGCTGTCCCAACACACGGCTGGTAAGACCTGCATGACTAAAGTCGTGATGGACGGGATGGGATGACAGAGCAGTACGCGCCCCGACTCACGCAAGAAGAAGAGATTGAACTCGGCAAGCGCGTCGAAGCCGGGGATATGGACGCACGCAACCGGCTGGTCGAATCAAACTTGCGACTGGTGAAGTGGTGCGCGAGCAGGTTTGCCGGGCGCGGCGTAGAGTTCGAGGACCTGGTTCAGGAGGCCAACATCGGATTGATGACGGCTGCTGACCGCTGGGATTGGCGCAATGGCGCACGGTTCGCAACGTTCGCACTGTACTGGATCCGGCATTACCTCTGGCGAGGAATCCAGCAACAGGCGCGCACCATCTCAGTACCGGTCAACAAGCAATTTCAACTCTACGAACTGTTACGAACGCGCGATGAGATGTTCACCGAGCTCGGACAGTGGCCGACCGAGGCGGAGGCGGCAGAGCGCCTGCCGGTGCTGGCGAATCGCAGACACAAGCTAACCTCTGACCAGGTGCGCGATCTGTTAGAGTGCGCCCACGTAACGATGTCGATCGACCAGCCGCTCACCGACGCCTGCAGTACCACGCTCGCGGACATCATGGCCGACGAGCATATCGATGCGCTTGAGGCGTTGATCGTTGACGGTCGCGAGGCAGTGGTCTATCAGGCGTTCAAACGGCTTCGTCCCCGGCAAGAGAAAGTGCTCAAGATGCGCTTTGGATTCAATCGGGCGGACCGAGAGCATAGCCTGGTAGAGATTGCAGAATACTTTGGGATCACTCGTGAGCGGGTGCGGCAGATCGAAGTTGAAGCGCTGAACAGACTCCGGGAAGTGGCGGACTTTGGGGCTTACAGACCTCCAGGAGGAAAGAGGCGTAAGTATCAACGCGCGTACAACGACGGTAAGGTAATCGAGCGCAGAATGACGCCAAACGCAAAAGCGGCTGGAGCGGCGCGATGACGCGAAGCTGGAAACAGAGAATTGTTGCAGCCAAAAAAATGCGGGCGTGTGTTATCTGCAATTCAGTTCTGTTCTGTACTCCAATTCAGATGCGTGCCCACTACGATGGGCACTTGAAAACCGGGGCGGCGTGATGGTCGCTATTCCCAGCGAGCCGGGGCAACGGGGGCTGCGTCGGCGAGTTGGGAAGCGACCTTCAGGCCGCCGCCTGTTCGGGTCCGCACGTCGGCGCTGAGCAAACCATCCCACCTCAAACAGCCAGCCAGGACAGTATTGTGAAACGTTAGATATCGGCTCGACGTGCGGACTCCGTTTTTCAACTGGGATTCGATAACGGCGTTCACTCTTCCTGAACGGCTAGCAGGAATTTCTCATCGCCCCATTTGAGCATTATCCCGCCTGTCACGGTTGTTATCTTCGGCTCCCCTATCGTTTTCAAATCCCCTGCATTCGGGTGAAAGCCCGCGATGGCCTCACGCGTGTAGCGGAGCGCCATCTTGACGTCGACCTCAACCGCATTCTTTGCTGACTTCGCTTCAGCCATAGTGCTCACCTCCTGGAATTGAATTTGATCGCCGAGATGTTATCACGCCTTCAGCCGCAGACCTCCCTTACCATCGCGCCGCAGGTTGGCTTCCAGTCTCGCGAGCAACGCCATGCTGACTCTCCAGTCCCACATCGAACAGCGGTTCGGGAAGTAGGACCAACGGGCGGCCCGCTCTTCTTCACGGGCCAGAATTTCTTCATCGACGGGCGCACCCATTTGGTGAAGCGCGGAGATGACCTCATCGCGGATTTCAGCCATAGCGCGCCGATGCTACTTGCCTCGCTTTATTTATGCAACACCCATGGGACCGGCGGGATGCCGAGTCTTCAAGAGCCTTCCACTGTTTCACCATATTTCTCAACCTCGGCGCTGAGCGTTCCTTAGTCGGCGCGTACCGGCAGGAAACCGGCAGGAAAGCGGCAGGTTCTGTCAGCGGTAATTGGGGCCTCTGGGCGTCCAAATTCGAATGGCAACAGCGCGCGGCCGCGTGGGATTCGCAGCAGCAGCAAGCCACCGATGACCGGCGCGCTGGTCTCGACCAGGTCGATGAAAAGAAGTGGGCCGAGCGGCGCCGGAAGATTCGCGAGCGGGAGTTCACAACCAGCGAGCAGCTCCTCACCAAAGCCCGCGCGATCCTGGGCAACAAGTATGTGAGGGGCACGATCTTGGATGCGGCGCAATTGCTGAAACTCGCCTTCGAGCTGCAGCGCCGCGCAACTGAAATGGAAAAGCACGAGCAGGAACACGTCGCACCCATGCGGTTTGAACTCGTGCTGAAGTAGTGCAGCTCGAGCTTCACCCGAAGCAGTCCACCGTCTTTCGATCAAAAGCGCGGCAGATACTGTTCGGGGGAGCGGCAGGGCCCGGCAAGAGCTATCTGCTCAGAGTGGCGGCCATCGCGTTTGCGATCGCGATTCCAGGCCTGCAGATCTACTTTTTCCGCAGCGCCTTCCCAGACCTCTATCGCAATCACATGGAAGGGCCGCGCGGGTTTCCGGCGCTGCTCGCGGAGTGGATCAGCTCGAAGCTGGTCAAGATCAACTACTCCGAGCATACGATCGCGTTCAGGAACGGGTCGCAGGGCTTTGCAAACGGGTCGAAGATATTCCTGGCGCAGATCGCACGACCGCGCGACCTGACGAAGATCCAGGGAGCGGAGATTCATTTAGCTCTCATCGATGAGCTAACCCACTTCACGAAAGCACAGTACGCCTACATTCGTTCTCGAGTGCGAATGACGGGTGTTGTTATCCCCGAAGAGTTTCGCGGGCTGTTTCCGCGGATCATCACCGGCTCGAATCCTGGAGGCCTCGGCCACAACTGGGTAAAAGCGCTCTTCATCGATCCGGCGCCGCCCGGCGAGATCTGGATGGCGCCACCGACCGAAGGCGGCCTCTCCACTCAGTTCATTCCGGCGCTGCTCGAGGATAACCCGACACTCGCCGAAGAGGATCCGGATTACGCCGATCGCCTCCGAGGCCTCGACGATCCGGAGCTCGTGAAGGCGATGCTTGGCGGCCTCTGGGATCTGAACCTGGGGGGAATGTTCGACGACCTATGGCACGCACAGACTCACATACTCAAGCCATTCGCCGTCCCGCCTTCGTGGTTTATCGATCGATCTTTCGACTGGGGCAGTTCGGCGCCGTTCTCTGTTTGCTGGTGGGCTGAGTCAGACGGGACTGAGGCGCCCAACAAGATCGTCTATCCGCGCGGGACTCTCTTCCTGATCCGCGAATGGTACGGCTGGAACGGTAAGGCGAACGAGGGCTGCAAGATGCTCGCGCGCGACGTCGCCCGGGGCATCAAGGAAAAAGAAGAGAAGTCGGGCTGGAAGGTTCGCCCGGGCCCGGCGGATCCGTCGATATGGAATGAGAATCAAAAGGGCCAGTCCATCGCGATCGACATGCAAAAAGAGGGCGTGACCTGGTTGCGAGCCGACAACGCGCGGATCCAGGGCTGGGAGCAGATCCGCAAGCGCATGACGGCGTCACTGCACTTCATTGAGGATCCGCAGCCGGGGCTGTTTGTGTTTGATACCTGCCGGCATTTCATTCGCACGGTACCGACTCTGCCGCGGGATCCCGACACTCTGGATGACGCAGACACGAAGTCCGAGGATCACGAGGCGGATTCGGTGAGGTATAAGTGCGCAACGAAGCGCGGCAGGTTCGGGGTGTCCGAAGTTCTTATTTAAGTTTCAGCGCACAAGGTTACATTCGCGCGCGGCTTATTAAAGCAGGGAAAGCGGATCTTTATGTCACTGGAAACTATCACGAGAGAAATTCAATGCAAACTCAAAGCTACATTCCGTTAATCGTCGCCGTCGTCGGCCTCAGCGCCTACTTAACGGCGCGGAAGCCCGAGCAGTCGGAACTGAAAGAAGCGGGCCGCATTGCCTTCGCGTTCGGCCTGCTCGTCGTGCTGTACCAGTGCGCGGCGCTCGCGTTTTTCAAGTGATGTGAGGGGCGGGAAGGATTTGAACCATAGACCTCCGTCCTATCGGAAACCCGATAATCCGGTGCTCTGCCAGACTGAGCTAACCCGCCACCTCGGCGCGAGTCTAACATGATCAATCAGTCAACAATCCTCAAACTCCTGAAACTCCGGAAGGCCTACACCAAAGCCAACAAGCACGCGGAGGAACTGAAGGCCGAGCGTAACGAGCTCGAAGCCACCCTCATCGCGGCGGTTGAAGCGAAGGCTCGCGTGTCGTCGCGCTTCGATCTGTCGGTTGAGAAGTTCCCGAAGACTTACTGTCCGCCGTATAAGACATGCGCGATTGAGCTATCGAGCGAGCAGGCGGTTACTGAGTGGGTGATTGACCACGACCCGGAAGAGATCGGGAAGAAGCTTGTTGTCGAGGTGCGCGCGCCGAAGAGTCGGGCGGCTTAGTTATTCCACGAGCGCGGGCGACCGACTCGGCATTCGGCGTGAGGTATCTGCGTCGGTACACCGGGCTCGGCAATGATCGGCTGGTGACACACCGGACAGTCAATGCTCACCTTCAGATTGCCAACGACTGATTCAGGCATCTGCCTGACTACCTCGCCGAAACTGTCCACGAGCTTTTTGAACGTTTGATAGGTTTCATCCATCAGGCGCG